GGTGACGAACAGTTACTGCCTATGATGGCACAGCTTGCGGCCGCAGGACGTACTGAGGAACAGATAATGAAAATCATGTCCGCTTCCATTGACGTTGCTGCATCGGGCACAATGTCCCTTGAAAGTGCTGTAAAGAATTTGAACAAGACATATTCTGGAAATGCAGGACAGCTTGGGCAGACAATATCAGCCGTAAAGAACCTTACTGAGGAACAGCTCAAAAACGGTGATGCCGTTGCCATTGTGGCGGAACAATATAAAGGCATGGCAGAAGAGACTGCAAAGGCTACCGGCAGTGCGCAGCAGCTCTCAAATGCATGGGGAGATTTTAAGGAACACATTGGAGAGGGGCTTGAAAACGCTATCGCTCCTGTAAGAAGAGCTTTGACTTCCGTAATTACCAGCGTAAACAATGCCATTTCAGATATAAAGCAGGCTCAGAAAGACGCAAAGGCTTTGAAAGAAGTTCTTGCCGGAAACACGGACGGCAAGGACAGTTCTATAATTCAGAATGCACAGAGTGCTCTTGAAGCCAGGAAAAGGGAAGCCGAAGAGTTTTATAAAGCTGCTTTGAGCAGTGCAGCTGAAAACTGGGCACCCGGAATGTCAAAAGGTACTGCAAGATTGCAGATACTGGACGCTTTTAAACAGAATTCATATAAGGACCTTATGAAGATGGGTGCTTCAAATGATGTTCTTGAAGCAAAGCAGTGGTATGATCAGCTTCAGGAATATGAAAAGCAGCTTGCCGGCGTAAGGGCTGAATACAGCAGAAAGTATCAGGAAGAACAGGAGGCTGAGAGAAAAGCCGCACTGGAAGCAAGACAGGCTGAATTGGATCTTGCCATAAAGACTGCAAACGAGTCTATTGAAAAGGAACAGCGTAAGATTGAGCTTGAGGAACGCAGCGGAAAAGTAATTGCAGAAAACGAGAAAGCACAGCGGCTTTATAATGCCGCTTATTCCGCATACCTTGAAATGTTAGAGAATGACAAGAACCCTGATGAACTTGAACAGACGGAAGGGGCGAAAGACATCTATTCCAGGATGCAGAAATGGCAGAAAATTGCCGGAGTAAAAGCTCCTGCATCCAGCTCTTCTTCAAAAACTTCTCTTTCATGGGAACAGCAGATCGCAGCGCTTTCAAAGTCCATAGATGCAGTACAGGCAGAGATTGAAAGAAGGCGAGAGGTTGAAGGCGGCGGTGACGAGGTTTCAGAACTTGAGTCCGTCCTTAAGAAGTATCAGGACGGATTTGTAAAACTTCTTACTGAAAATCCTGACAAAGAATGGGAAAAAGAAATACAAGGTTCCTTGAAAGACCTGTATGGCAAGATGGAAGAAACCGCAGATAAGCTTCTTGATGCCAAAGGCGGAAAAGAAGCAAAGGAAGAAGTTGAAAACTTTTTGAAGACACTCGAAAATGCCATTGACAAGAATGCGGAAAAAGAAGAAATGAAGCTTTCTGAGATTCTTGAAAGACAGAAGGAAGAACTTAACAGACAGGCAGAGGAACTTATTGCAAACAAGAATGTTCAGGCCGATGACCGCATAAAGATAGAAGAGCGCGTAAGGGATGCAACCATTGCCATAGACAAGCAGATTACCGAGGCAAGGCGACAGGAAGCCGAAGAACAGAAAGCCATAGACAAGGCTACATGGGATGAAAGAATTTCGATAGGCCGTGAGTTTGCAAGCAAGACGGGCGAACTTCTTGGAACGCTTTCTGAGATAAACCGAAAGGCAGCGGAAGCAGACAGACAGGCTGAACTTTCTGAACTGGAAAAGAAACATGAAGAAGGCCTTATTTCTGATGAGGAATATGAGAAGAAGAAGCTTGAGATAGAAAAGGATGCTGCCCGGCAGCAGTACAAGAGCGATCTGTGGCAGTGGACAAAGAACTGTGCAAGCATCGTTGCACAGACCGCAAAGGCTGTAGTATCCGCACTTTCCAGTGCAGGAAACCCGATTTTAGGAATTGCCCTTGCAGGTATTGTCGGATCAATTGGTGCCGCACAGCTTGGCGTTGCCCTTGCTTCAAAACCTAAGCCGCCTTCTTTTGCAACTGGTGGTATTGTTCCGGGCAACAGCTGGAGCGGCGACAAGGTACAGGCAAATGTCAACTCTGGGGAAATGATTCTTACTAGATCTCAGCAGGCAGATTTGTGGAACACGCTTAACGGAAAAGGTGAAGGCGGCGGCTTCAATGTTTCGGTAAACAATTACATGGGTGGAAGGGCAAAGGTAAACACAAAAAAAGAAAAAGGAGGTCTTACTGTCGAAGTCCTTGACCAGCATATAAATTTACAGATGGCAAAGGGCGGTTATGAGACCGGTTTTCTTGGAAGAGAACTAAAACAGCAGGGGACTGTATTATTATGACGATATATTCATGGCCGGAAAATGTGCCTAGCAAAGCCTATGGAATACAGCCGGGATATGCAGACAATGTAATCCGCAAGGAATCCGACTCTGGATTGGTTTTGCAATATGCAAAAAATACTTACACGCCAAAAACATATTCTTTTGGCCTTCACATGACTAAAAGCCAGTATGATCTGTTTGACGCATGGTTTAAAGATGTACTTGGAGGCGGAGCCGCACCATTTTATTTCCCATCGCTTGAAGGTGGTCCCGGCATGGTTGCCTATTACATGACAGAAGCCCCTGATCCGTCAACAGGACAGACTTTTAAAGATGTAAACATATCCGTTGTAGAGGCCGTATTATGACACCAGAACAATTATATACGACTTTGAGCCGCTCCGGAAAATATGCCTTAAAGTATCTTGTAAAGTTTCACCATGAGGAATACGGGAGCCTGTATCTTGTCAATAATAATCAGGCTGTCACATACGACGGCATAACCTATTTGCCGTCTAATTTTGTATACACTCGTCCAAAAGTTACAGGAGGAGTTTTACAAAACGGTGAGCTGTCTGTAACTCTTATAGGCAATTCTTTGCCCGAGCTTTTCCGCCTTGGTGATTACCTTATGACTGTCGATGTAATGGGTGTTATGGTGGAAAACGGAGAAGTGGCACCGTTAAGAATTTTCCATCATCAATACGGGACAATGACAGTTACCGGATCAATGGAAATGACAATAAGCTTTACAAACGATGACAGGATGGGAATGGTATTCCCACCGAATGTGTTTGACAGCGAAAATAACCGCGGCAACGCCTATTAGTACAATATGACTGTATTATGTGTGTAGATGATTTATTGGGCATTCCGTACAAAGAGCATGGCAGAGACAAAAACGGCTATGACTGCTACGGACTTGTGATTGAAGTCGAAAGAAGGCTGGGCTATGAATTAAGGGACGTTCTGTATACGACTCATGATCTTGCTCTTTCTTCTCTTTCGTCTACTTTAGGGTTATATCCCAGAAAATGTATAGAAGAAGGTTCCGTTCTGGAGATTGAGGCTCACGGAGAATTGCATATTGCCGTTGCATTAAACGGCCGCTATATGATACACGCTACTTATGAAAGAGGTGTCTGCGTACACCCCATAAAGTTGTTTAACGTCCGGGGGATTTATGGCTTTAGTTTATCTGTTTGAAACAATCGGTACTGATCATCAGCTTTTTAATTTTAATGGAAAAATAAAGGACAACCTGGCTTTAGATTTTGACAAATATATCATCCTTAAATCAGGGGAGAGACTCATTCCTGATGATTCTGTCAATGAAAATGACATTGTATATATTAGACGGTTGCCGGAGGGTGTAACTGCTGTTGTGGTTGCCTCTATTGTTGCTGTTTCCGTTGCTGTGGGTGTCGGTGTCTATTCTTACAAGAAAACTAAGAATATGATGAAATCCCTTGCAAAGCTGCAGAACAATCAGAAGCTTAATACTCCTAAATCGGCGGGCAGTTCTGCCGTTGAGCAATTGCCATGGGTAAAAGGTGCTTCCAATCAAGTTGCTACAGGCAATTCTTTTCCATATATCATCGGGGATACTTTATTTACTCCTTACAAACTTTGTTCAGATCATATAAAGATATCAGGTACTGACGGAAAAAACGCTTATAGGTATATGGCTCTGGAAACTGGTTTTTCACCGCTAAGAATCAGGGCTTTGAAGGTCGGCAGTAACGTTGCGAAATCCTGGGATGATGAAACTCCTCAGAACGGAATCTTTAATTTTGACAATGGTGCTTTTTTTGATGAAGAAAACGCAATTGAAATAAGACAGACCGGTGCTTTTCAGCTTGAAGGGTTTGAGAAGAAAATATTACTGACAGAATACACAGAAGAAATTCCTCATAAATATATTGCATCAAGTGCAACGGCGGAAGAAAGAGAGAAAGTAGAAACCGAATGGAGAAACGGACTTGTAAAACAGCTTGCAAGCAATGTAATGTCTGTTGAGGTCTGTATACTTTTTGACGGCCTTTCCTGGTTTAACGGCAGTTCCGGTTACTGGGAAAATGCCACTGTGGAATTGCAAATCCAGTGGACAAACATTGAGAATCCGCAAGAATCCGACTGGAGGAATTTTGACACTCCGTTTAACCAGAACGGGACGTACAGCAACACGTTTACTAGAAATGTCAAAACGCAGCTTCGTTTTTTAACGGTTCAGAATTTTTCTGCTGGCCAGGCTTATGGTAAAAACATATCCATAAGAATTCGCCGCTTGACGGCAGAGCATGAAAGCAATGGACGTGAAACATGTTATCTGTTTTTTGTACAGACAACTCATTTTGACTACTCAAAGAGTAATGAGAATGAATTGATACCGGCAATTCCGCTGGAAGAAAATCTGCGCGATAAATGTACAAGAATAGGATTAAAAATAAAATCCACTCCGTCAACCGATGGCTTGTCAGATAAAAACACATTACTGGTTACTGGCTGCTGTAGGATATGGGACAGAAATTTAAAAACATGGGGCGAAAACGCAGCTCCTACGAGAAATCTTGCCGCATGGGTTTTAGAGATATTAACAAGTAAAGTGCACGCACCGTCCATGTATGATGACAATGAAATAGATCTTGACAGTTTCGGGGAATGGTACGAATACTGTGAGGACAATGAAATTTATGCAGATGGTGCCATAACAACGCAGACTACTAAACAGGCTACTATAGATACTCTTGTCGCAAACGGGAATGCCGCACTTGGCATGAATGAAATGACAGGAAAAATAGAAGTTTATATAGATAACGGCAGGGATTACAGCATAGCTCTTTTAACTCCTGATAATATCCTTGAGTTGACCGCAGTAAAGCAGGTAAAAAGACTTGCAGACGGCAAAAAGGTTACATACGTAAACCGTGATGCAGAGTTTGACACAGACAGCGTTATCTTTATGAGGAACGGGGGAACTTACAATCCCTCAAAGGATACTCTTTCTCCTGAATCTCCATCTTATATTACCGGCTATAAACAGGCTTACCGCTATGCCTGGCGAAAGATGGCAGAAGAAATTGCAAGACCTTTAACCGCGACAGTAAAAGTAGGTGCTGCCGGGGTTTTCTATTCTCTTTTTGACTGCGTTCAACTTCAGCATCCTGTATTGAGCATTGCATTAGGACATGGAGTTATTAAATATCTTCATTGGAATGCAAATAAGCTTGCAAGCATTGACCTTTATGGATCCGTGGAGTTTCCCGAAAATATAACTATTTGCGGTATAGTCACAGAATGCATACAGACAGGCGGTCTAAAAGCCCTTAAAGTATCAGGAAGCGGAAAAACTAGAAATTTAAATGTTTTGGATGATGTTTATGTAGAGGATGCTGTAAGACCTTATGAGGGAGACAAGTTAAGTTTTGGCATTTTAACCGAAGACGGCGGTTTTGAATTGGTGTCTACAAAAATGCTGATTGTAGGAAGTGAACCGTCAGACGATGGTGCCGTGCTGTCTCTTACAGAATATAACGAAGATGTATACAGATACGGAACTCTGCCGGAATATAAGTCCAATATAACACCACGGCCAGAGAGTTCTTTGCTGTCATTGGAAGATGTCCGTCCTTATGTAGCGCCTTCGGATGTAACTGCTGCAATAGGTCAGCTGAATGCAGGTACCGCAGAAATTGATGCTCCCGATACAATAACCTATCTTGAAGCAATTGCGAAGAAAAATGAAATATCTCTTGAATGGGCTCCGCTTGGAGTCGGATTAAAAAATACCGTTCAATACTATGAAGTTGACTATTCAACTGACAACGGGGAGACCTGGGAAAATGCCGGAATCAGCAAGACTAATTCAATGGCTTTTATTATTGACCGTGAAAAATTCGGTTATCCAGAAGCATCAGACTTTGCCACATGGCAGTTCAGGGTTATAGCAGCCTCAATTTATTCAAAGCGTTCAGAAGATTATAAAACAGCCCGTGTTAATGTATCTCAGTATGGAACATGGAAGCTTGCAAAGCCTTCTGTATATGCCAGAGTAAACAACAGAACTGTTACAATGATCCTCAGCCAGCCGGAAAGATCGGACGGCAAGGAAGTTTACGGAACTTTGAACTACAAGGTGTCTGTAAAGCGTCCAGATATTGATACAGTATGGTATAAGCCGGCAACCGATGCTGACCCTTATGCTGATGAGTTTAATTACAAGACAGAACCTGGCTATATAGAATCCAGTTCTCCTTATGTTCAATACATGCCTCTGAAAGGACAGAATACAGAAAATATTGAAGACACTCTGTATATGTTCAGATTCTCGGCTTATACGGAAGCAGAAGAGTCGGAGGCTGTAGAAAAAACTGCTTTGACTGCATGTGGCGAAATCCGTGACTTGGTTAAAGCAAAAGAAACAGCTAAAGAGGCATACATTACAGAACTTTCCACTTTGTCTGCAAATGTCGGAACAATTACGCAGGGTGCCTTTGGTAACAATAATAATATATGGGACTTGTCAACATTCCGTGATGATAAAGGCTTTCAGCATTATGAAGGACTTTTTCATGTCGGCGGCGGCTCTCAATATCTTCATGTTGACCCTGTTTTGGTTAATGGACATCCTACTGGTGAATATACCATAGCATTTAAAGTCGGTGCTTTTGAGATTTCTGCGGATGCATCAAATATTAATGGCGAGCTTATAATTCAATATAACGACAAGTCATTAGACAGAACAAGAATTACACAGACGGGAACTTTTTATGAGCACCGTGAAACCGTTGACAGTCCATGGCGGGAAATTGCTTCTGATACAGTCAATGGAGTAAAGACACAGCAAGTTTTCTCTGAGCATAATTTAGTCATAACTAATCAGACTATGACTGAAAGGCGTTTTGCTGGTACAGACATTGGAAATCCTTATTTATCCGAGGATGCTAAAGTTTATCATTTCGATGAAAATCTAAATGACCAGAAGGGGGAAAGCGAACTTGTCATAAACGGAAATGCCGGGCTGGTAGGAAGTGAAAGTTCTGGCGTTATAGATTTTACTCCGGCTATTTTGGCTATTTCTCCATATTCTACCGTATGCAAAAGTGTATACGGTCAGTTCTCCGCTACTATAGAGCTGGAAGCCTCTAATATATGGACTGTAGATTTTTGGACTCAGTATATTTATGCCGAAAACCAGATACTGTTTTCTATTGGCAATAATTTTGACAAAATTAAAATGACAGTACAGGCTGCAGAGACTTTTTATAATGATTTAGATTCACCGGACACTACGGAAGATGATAACTTTTTTTATTCTTATGAAACGGCAGAAAG